AGCCAGTTTGCTTCTTCTGACTTTGTTGGTGAGCAAAATCTACCGTTCGCTGGTGGCATGACCATGAAAGAGTTCATGGGATTCAAAGTATTCTCTACCTCTGCTGTAACGGCTGGTAAGAATATTGCGTATCACACTTCATCTGTTGGGCTTGGCATTAATGCTGACGTTCAAACTGAAGTGAACTATGTCGCTGAAAAAGCTTCACACCTTGCAACATCAATGATGTCCATGGGCGCTGTTGGCATTGACGCCAATGGTATCTGTGAAGTCCTTGATAACAACTAAGAAGGAGACTTAATATGGCTTATAGTGCATCAGGTCTTCACCTTATTGGTGGGGCGTCAGGTCAAAGGCTTTGGTATTATGTATCTGCTGATACCATTGCAGACGCAAATACAGCGGGTTACTTTAACTCATCTGCGTCTATGCTGAATGTAAATGACGTAATCATTACAGTGACATCCACAGGTGGAACGCCTGTTATCACTCATGCTTATGTCAATGCAAACGATGGTTCCACTGTTGATATTACTAACGGCGTTGTCGTTACTAATACTGACGGTGACTAAATAGGGCGGGGGGTTTCGGCCCCCCGACTTTCTTATGCCAGAGGTAGCTGACACAGCAATAAAAATATGTTCTCGCGCATCGATCCTAATTGGCGGTGACGCGATTCAGTCTTTTACAGACGGAACAACCGAGTCTGATGTTGCGGCGTCTATATACGAAGACATTGCAAGATCTTCCTTAACCAATACAAGATGGCGGTTTGCAACTACTCAAGTACAACTGAGTAGACTGACAGACATACCAGCTTCCAGATACTCTGCTGCTTACCAGTTGCCAGCAGATTTCTTAATGATTAACTCATTAACAGTAAACGACAATATTATAGAGTATGACACATATACTAACAAAGCATTTTCTAATGCTGTTGAGACTGATGTTGTTATGGCTGATTATGTATTCAGAGTAAGTGAAGAACATTGGCCTGCTTACTTTGTACTTGCGGTTGAGCTTTCACTTGCAAGTCTTTTTGCAGTTTCTATTGCTAGGGATGCACAGCTTTCTAATGCTATGGAAGCAAGGGCAGAAATGCAAATGAGGAAAGCAAGAACACTAGACTCACAGCAGCAAACAAGTCGCAAGCTAAACACATCAAGGTTTATATCTCAAAGGCGTAGCTAATGCAGAAAGTAAGAGTACCAATAAACAGCTTTCAGTATGGTGAAGTCAGCGATTCTCTCTCAATGAGAGTTGATACTCCTATCTATTCTGCGTCTGCTTCTACAATACAGAACATGGTTGTTATGGCCGAAGGCTCCTTGATTAAACGCAAGGGGCTAGAGAACCACATTAGTCACGGCATAACCTATGATGCTACATACCCAGAGCAATCTGTTTTAGTACCTTTTGTATATGACGATAACGAACAATACCTTGTTTCTATACAGCATCAGGCCCTTAAGGTTTACCGAATAGCAGCAAACGATGGATCAGTAGGCTCTATAAATGTAAACATTACTGCTGGCACAGATGGCGTTGCTGTTCCCTTTGATAGAGAGTTTTTAAAAGAATACACTACAGCGCAGCTAGGTGATGTGCTTTATATCTGTCACCCACTCTTTGCTCCAAGGCTTCTAACAAGAACTAGTCTCACTACCTTTGAGATCAGTACATTTGCATTTGATACGCGAGCAGATGGTAAGCAAACCTATCAACCTTATAATAAATTCCAATCAGGTTTTTCAGTAAAACTAGATTCATCTCATACCTCTTCCCCAAACGGAGAGGAAAGAAATATTAATGTTTACGATACGTTAGGCACTGTTGATGATAATGGTATTACTACAACTCAACAAATACCCGCTGGTTATTTAAGTATTAATGGTGCGCTTACCTCAAGTGGAACAGCCACTTTTACAAACGCTAGAGAAATTAGCTTTAAATCAGGTCAAGACATTTCTTCATTAAATTTTGTTATTACGGGAACAAATCAAGATGGAGAAGCTCAAGTTGAGCAACTTGATGGGCCAGATAGCACAACAGTAAACTCTACAGCTTTCTTTAAAACTGTTACACAGATTTTAGCTAGCGCAAGCAGCACAAATTCTGTTGAGGTTGGGGTTACAAACAAACAAGCCGTATCATATTTTGACATTACTGGCAGTAGAACTGGTGGAAATACTGTAGGGTATCATGCTAGTTCTACACACGTTGGAACTATAATTAGATATGCTGGTAATGAGGTAAGAGTAGCTAAAGTAAATAGTACAGCACAAATAAAAGGTGTTATTCTTGATAGCTTAACAACAAGATTGGAGGTTCTTAATCCCCTTAGAGCAAACAGCGGTAGTAATATTGTTGAAGTTACCCAACCTTCTCATGGCTTTACTGTCGGAGAAACAATAACATTATCTGAAGCTGCTGCTGTTGGAAACATAACGGCAAGTAATTTAAATGGAGCAAGAACTATTCTTGCTATTATTGATGATAATACTTATTCATTTACTGCTGGTGGTTCAGCTAATGCTTCTGAAGATGGTGGTGGATTTGTAAAAATTACAAGTAATGCTGCAACAACAGACTTTGATGAGCAATCTTTTTCAGCAGAGCATGGATTCCCTGCTGCTGTTGCTATTCACCAGAACCGTTTGGTGTTTGGTGGTACTTTAGATCAGCCAGATACATTGTTCTTTAGCAAGATTGGTAACTTCTTTAACTTTGATGTAGGCGAAGCATTAGACAATGAGGCCATTGTTGCGACTGCTGCAACAGGTACAGTAAACTCTATTAGGCATCTGGTATCTAATCGTGACCTACAAATCTTTACAAACAGCAGTGAGTTCTATGTTCCCACCTTCGAGAATAAAGCTATAACTCCAACAAACCTACAGATTAAGAAGCAAACTCCATACGGGTCTTCGTTTACACAACCTGTTGAGATAGATGGCGCTACTGTATTTGTGCAGTCTAACGGTAGAATTGTAAGAGAGTACATCTATACAGACTCAGAGCAAGCCTACAGCGCCTCTCCTGTGTCCTCTATTGCTTCTCACATGATAGACAACCCAAAATACTCTACCGTTGCTCACAGCGGCTTTAATCAACCTGACTCATATGCAGCATTTACAAACGATGATGGTACTCTTGCATTGTTCTCATCAAACAGAACAGAGCGTAGAGCGTCTTGGACTAAGCTCACAGTAGAGGGGGGAAGGTTTTCTTCTCTTGCCTCAATAGGCGATAGGATGTTTGCCAATGTTTATGACGCATTTAACAAGCTACATCTGTGTGAGTTTACAAGAGATGTTGGATTAGACAACTATGTGTTTACTCCAATCATATCAGGAGTTGTAAGCGTTAGTGGTGTTTATGTTCAAGGTAATGTTATTGACGTAATAATAGTTAACAACCTTGAGGAGTTTCAACAGTACATAGGTACGTTTACCGTTGCTGCAAACGCAACAGTAGACATCTCCGAATACGTTGCTGATATTACTGTGAATGGCTCAACAGCTAACAGCCCATACCTTAAAGCTTATGCTGGTAAAAAGTTTAATTCTAAGATTATTACAAATGAAATAGATGCCTCAATGGGCAACGGCCCCGTAACTGGTGAAATAAGGGGTATTGGTAAGGTAGTTTTAGATTTAAAAAACGCTGACTCATTAGTTGTTAATACTAAAAGCGTTTCTATAGGTAGTAAGCTTATGCCAGATAATACTAACTTTACAACGCTAAACAGCATAACGGGTAAGACTGAAGTTAAAATGACAGGCTTTACAAGAAGCCCTAGGATTACAATAGAACAAGAAGCACCATTACCGTTGCAAGTAAATGGGCTAGTAGTGGAGTTAATAGTCTAATGGCAACACCAGCAGCAATAGCAGCATCACCGTTATCAACGCCATTGTTAATAGCAGCAGTAGGAATAAGCGCTGTTGGTCAGATACTTGGTGGTATTGGCGCAAAGAAATCAGCAGACCTTAATGCCTTTAATATTCAGACAGATAAGAAACTAAACAAAGTACAAGCAATGCAGGAATCTGAAGCAAGAAGGGCTGATTATGATTTAGCTACTGCATCTAACATAGCTGCTTTTGCTGCAATGGGCAGAGCGCAAAGCGACAACAGCGTACAAGCATTTCTTAAAAGACAAAGGGAAACATTTGGTGAGGACATTGGACGCGCTCAAATGCAAACAGCTATTCAGTCAAGAAAATCAGACATAGCCGCAAGCACTGAAAGACGTAGGGGTAGAAACACATTGCTTGCTTCTACAATCAGTGCTGCTGGAA